TGTGGGTGGTGGCGTAGCATCCCCATGACAGATAGGAGAGTGATCGCACCACTTGCACTGGTAATATTCAGGATCAACTCTAAATCGCTCTGGAGGTGTATCTGTGGCTATGATGTACTTAGCTTGTACCACTATGCCCTCTGCCACATGAGCATCATACTTAGTCTCTACCTGCACATAATCGCGTGAGCCACTGTGAGATACAGTCATAAGGTGATGCTTTAATTGTCCATAATGCATATAAGCTTGCGCCTGTATATAGTAGTTATAATTCCATTCTGCTAACGCTGCATCCATGCCATACTTCTCAATAGCGCGTACAAGCTTATTAACATTCACACGATCACTGCACTTATGCTCTCAGATAGCCCATTCACTTCCAAACTCAGGGAAGCCAGATCCTATACCATCACAATGCCCTCTAAAGTGACCACCTATATCAATGAATCCAAACTGCTCACCATTTTGCTTATGTGTTAGGAATTCCATCTCAGGAATAGCATCACGTATTCTCTGTGCTGTAATATCTTCAGAGTTATGCCCATCTGCAAAGCGTAGCAATGATATAGCATCAAAATGAGGCATTGTGCAGAATCTAAAGTCGTACCATAGCTTACGTGAGCAGTCATGCCCTATAGCACTCATTCCCAGATAGCCACGAGTGGGCTTATCTGGTTGTGAGTCCTCAATATGCTGCTTTATTAAATCAGTTGTTTTCATTACTTGAATGCATCTGGAAGAGGTGAATCGAAATCGTCAGTGCTTTGCGTGTTAGAAGCTACACTGTTAGATCCACTGTTGCGACCTTGTGCGCGTACACCATTAATGTTCTGATACTTGCCTTTAGTCTTAAGCTCAATATCCACACCTTTATTTTCAAGCTCACTAGTATCATTCATATCTTGAATGCCTACAGCTTCTGCTATCTGCTTAAGTTGCGAGTTAGCAATATCTCTAACTTGTTGATTCTCACTAAAGATATTAAGCCATATCTTTTTCGTTTTCCCTTCCATTGTGCCAGTCATAGCTGTTAAGTCTATCTGCACCTGATCAGATCCATCTAACTGGCTAATAATAACTGTGGCACTTGTTATGATGAATGCGTGCCATCCATCTGGGAATTGCATAAAGCCTCCCTCTGATATTTCAATGTCTTTTTGTTTCCAATTAGCTAAATTACCCATGATTATTTACCTCTGTTTTGATATGCATTATTGAATTCATCCCATGATAATGGGAGAAGTTTAGGGAGTTTGTAGCGATTCTTAGCCACATAGCTAGGAGCGCCATCACAGTACATAACACGATCACCTGTACTAACAGCACGATTACGTGTATTGCCGAAACCTTTCTCTTCTTTTGATACAGTTACTTGCCAAGTAGCAAATAAAATAACATCACAAAATTCTTCTATTTTTGCAGAAGCTTTTTTGTGGAGTTTAATTCCGTGGGCATCATAGGAAGGTTGAAGTGGATCAGTAATAGGTTTGATACTGTCGTGAGCTGTTAGAATGATTATCATATTATTTTCATCACGTAAGTACGTTAAAGCCTTAAAAAACTTTTCCCAAAAAATCATGGCTTGATTGTAGCCATCTCCATAAGGGATATCAGAAATGGATTCTACTTTCATCTTTGCGCAGACAGCGTTCCATATTAATGTTTCTAACCAATCTAATGAGTCGAGGCATAAGGTTTTGAAGTCATGCTTTTCAGTAGCAAGCCAAGCCAAGTTAGCTATTACCTCATCAAACGAATGAGACAATGGGAATGCAGGTGTATCTAGATCACCTAGTCCATCTTCAGTTTGAATAATAATAGGGCTTGGAGCTTGTGCTGCGAAGGTAGTCTTTCCGATACCTGCATCACCATAAATACATATTCGAGGGGGCTTTTTAACACTTTGCTTCAATGATTCGAGAGTGATCATTGGTTTTTTAGCTGTAGAATCAGCCATAATTTTCTCCTTTGTTTTGTTGTTGTTTTGTGGAAGAGAAGATTAGTTACAGAAAATGACAATCGCAAGGGGAAGAAGTGATGCTCACTGTTAGTTCAACTAAGAGTTCAACTAACAGTTGATGAGTGAGTCGCAGAGCTAGACGTACTCTTGATCTGGTAGTTCAACTAAGAGTTCAACTACCAGTTAAACTATGGGTGAGCGATGCTAATTTAATGGTTTTTTTCTTGTGATTATTATTAAGCTAGGCAATGCTCACTCTCCAAAAACAAAAACAGATTCAACATAGGAGATCACAATGAGTGAAATTAAAGCACCTAAAAAACCAGTTCATCCAATCCCAAACTGTAATCAAATTAGAAGAAATGATCATGTGAATTATGTGATCGATAAGCTAGGTGGGCGCATGGAAGTAGCTAAGATACTTAATATTAATCCTAGTGCTGTCAGCCACTGGAAGAATTGCATCCCGCCTATTAGCGGATTAAGGCTTGCTAAGTATGCAGAAGATGCAGATATCCCTTTATATTTAGAAGATATTTTCCCAGAGATATACTTACCTCAAGCGTTAGATGCTACATCCGAGAATATTATAGACTCTGGAGAGTAGCATGGATTATGACAATATACCCGATGAATTGCGCGATCATTCAAACTGGGTAGGATGGCGTTTTGAGAAGCGAGGCTTCAATACTACTAAAGTTCCATATCAGATTAAGCAACCAGAAAAGAAAGCCAGTAGCACAAATTCAGATACATGGTGCAGCTATGATGAAGCTGTGGCAGAAGCGGATCAATTTGATGGAATAGGATTTGTATTCACTGAAGAAGTAGGAATTGTTGGTGTGGATATCGATAAGTGCATTGATGATGATGGAGTGATTGAGCCATACGCATTGCATTGGATTGAAGAGGCTAACAGTTATACTGAGTTCTCTCCAAGTGGAAAGGGCTTCCATATTTATATTAAAGGAAATCTTGATGTATGCCTTAAGCGTACAGTGGGCGAGATTTATAATAAAGGTAGATTTTTTACTATTACAGGTAAGGAGTTTAATAGTATTGATGTGGTTAGGGAGAATCAAGCAGCTATTGATATGATCAGTCAGAAGATAGCTGAGAAGCCACTTAGCGATATTGAGCCACCTAAACCTATAGCGCTGCCACCAACCACAAATGAAGCCCATGAGCTAATTATACAATTCTGTGAAGAAAGCCAGTCTTATGAGCTGTGGAATAAGCTTAAGGATCTGCCAAGCCAGAATGAATATGATCTAGCTATAGCCACACGCGCATACATTAGGGGCTTCAGTGTTTATCAAACGCAAATGCTGATCTATGAGCACAGGTGTAAATGGAATGAGAATCCTGATAAAGGATTAAGGAAGGATTATATTGAGGCCACACTAGAGAAAGCATCTAACGTGGATGATGAGGTAGTTCAACAAACTCTAACGCCTAACTCTAAATTCTGGGTAGATGCTTATGATCTAACGCATAATCCAGTAAAGCTAACATGGCTGATAAAAAACTATCTACCCACAGAAGGTATTGCATGGCTTGCAGGTGAGTGGAGTAGTTACAAAACATTCCTAATGCTAGATATGGCATATCATGTGGCTATAGGGAGAGATTGGTGTGGCAATAAGGTTAGGCAGGGAAAGGTGCTCGTTATCAATGGTGAGGGTGCAGGAGGTTTAGCTAAGCGGTTGAAAGGATTAGAGCTAAGATATGGTGTGGAGCTTGGAGAGAATTTATTACAGGTATCAATCAATGCTGTGATGATAAATGAGAGGCGTGAGATGGATCAGTTAATGGTTGATATCTTAGCGCTAGATTATGAGATTGATTTCATCATAGTAGATACAAAGTCTGCAAACATGGCAGGAAGCGATAGCGATGCAGCCACAATGAATAATTGGATTAACGCTTTGCGTAAGTTGCAGATCACAATGAATTGCATGGCAGCAGTTGTAGATCACGTAGGGCATGATAATAAGGAAAGGATGCGTGGCTCATCACAACAAGCAGGTGCAGCAGATGTTGCTTACCTGTTAAAGCGACCAGATGCAGAGAGCGACATGGTAACTCTCAGTGTTTATAAAGATCCAAAGGATTTTAAGCAGCCACCTGAATTAAGTTTTATGCCTGAAGTTATCGAGCTACCACCATCATGGAATGATGAAGATGGTGATCCAGTGAGCACGCTAACGCTACGCAATTGTGCGACTGCTCCTACTGTAGAGAGGCGTACATTATCTGTTGAATCAAAAGGATTAGGGGGCAATCAATTGAAGCTGATTAATTATATACGCACTCGTCACATGGAGATCAAAATACGATTGAATGAAGCCAGTAGTGATATCCCTGCTACGTTAGAGCGCTTAGAGCTTAGAGAGTGGGCGAAGGATCACGGGATTAGCAGACAAAGCTTTCCGCAGGTAATGACAAAGCTTGAAGAGAGGGGATTGATTATATCTATAGCTAATTCCCCTCACATAAGATACATGGGCGAATAGATATGAGCGTTAGGTCGAGTGGAGGAATGTCAAAAAGAGGTAAGCTGCTTGGCAGCTTAACCTCAAGTTTTTTACATGTCCACCTATTCACTGATGTTTGACTATATTTGACTATATTTTACTGAATTTTACATTAACTAACTACTTTTGACAGGATAACGATTATGGCAAAACTAAGCCCACAAGAGCTACTACAAAAACAGCTAAAAATATTATATGTACATGCAAGCAGAGCAGGTGCAGGTGTTGAAGATGAAGCAGTGAGAATGATTCACGAGATCAGCGATGATGGCAGCTTACCTGAACAGGAGTATCACGATGCACCTGTTAGCTTTGATGAGCTACTGCGCATAGGTGGTGAGATCGATGTAGTGAAGAATGGCTTGATCGAGCTTTATACATTTCTGGAAGGAGATGATATCGAGGTGAAATCAGCTAACCAGATAATACTATTAAATTGAGGTGATATATGAGTGATATAGCAGATTTAATAATTAATGGTGTGATATGCGATATATGCTACTGGCCACTGAATGAAGCGATGGGCTTTCCTAGTACATGTGCAGAGTGCATAGATGATGGTATAGCACTTAATAATATGAGTAGTCGAGGTAAGCCAATGAAGCTCAATGATAGTGAGACTTTAGAAGCCTTAGCAGAAGATAGAATTGATGGAATTAGAGATGAAGGAGGTGAGTATGAGTAATTATGTTATAGGTATCGATACTGGATCAAAGGGTGCTATGTCACTGTTTAGAGATGGAGAGCCTATTGAGGTTGTTGATATCCCTAATATGCCAACACGAGATAAGAAATTAATAGTTGATGCACGAGGACTATTTAACATTATTGGTAACTGGT